GCCTATGACCTTTTACATACCATATCAACAATCTGCTGCTAGCCAAGGTAACATAGTCGTACAAGACGGTACCGTTGACACTACTAGCACAAGCCTGGCATTAGTTGGGGCCAATTCCGTAAACTTTGGTCTGTATATCAACCAAAATTTCGTAGAACTATTGCAGACTTTTGCTAGCAATACTGCACCAATAAGTCCCCTGATAGGACAAATGTGGTATGATACCATTTCTGGATCTATTAAATATTACAACGGTGTGCAGTGGAAGGTGCTCACTCCTCCTTATGATGGAGCAGCTGGTACTGCTACTGTAAGCATATCAGGTCAGGCAGTAGCATTAACATTAGCAGATAGCCAGATCATATATGCTGTGAGCTTGGTACCACTGGCGCAGGCAGTTTTGCCGGCAAGCGTGCTCATTGACGACAGTTATTATGCTATGAGCAGCAGATTCCCGCAGGGATTAGGAGCTGGTATAACTCTAGCTACTGACTCTAATGGACTGCAGTTCTGGGGCACAGCTAGAACAGCTAATGCGTTTGCTAGCAACATGACTATCACCGTAACCGGTAGTGCAAATGCTAGAGTTAGCTTCAATGGTAGCAGCAATGTGGTTATGCCTTTAGCATTGACCAATGTGGTTCCTGCAGGATATTATCAGAACGTTGTGGTCGGTAGCAATGGCATAGTGACTAGTGGTCAGCTGCTCAATGCTAACGACATCAACAATGCGCTGGGATACGTACCAAGTCCTGTTAATGGTGTAGCCAACAGCCTCAGCTTTGGTTCAAACATCATAATCAACGGTGTGGTTGGTGGTAGTAATATCTTCCACGGCAACAGCAACATCATAATAACAACCACGTTCCTTGATAATCCAATGCCTACAAACGGCATCATTGCACTGCCAACTGGTGCAACCATACCAACTGGATGGTTTATCGCCAACGGACAAAGCGTGGTGATACCAAATGGCGGCGGCACAGTGGTTACACAGAATCTAACTGGATCCGATCTAACCGGCTGCGTTTGGATACAAAAAGTTTACTAATGCTGCTGTCTGTCACAGAATCGTAATTTTACACCTATATTTCACTGGATTCGTTAGCAGATATTAAATACTGCCGAGTCTGTACCAAATCTTACAACAACAGGAGACCAAGACTATGGCTAAGAGCAAGCTAGAACAAGTCCTAGAGCATCTCGTCGCTGGCGACGAAGCTAAGGCAAAAGACCTGCTTCATCAGGTTTTCATTGAAAAGGCACGTGCTATCCATGAAGAACTCATGAGCGCAGAAGAAATGGACGAAGAAATGCTTGGCGGCGACGAAGGCAAGCAACTGCGTCACGACATGATGCATCACAGCAAAGAGATCGAAGAACTCAGCAATGAGATCGAGAGCGAAGAGATCATGGGCGAAGACGAAGACATGATGATGGCAGCTGATGCTGACATGGACATGGCCGATGCTGAAGACGATCTCGGCGACGCTATGGCAGCTACTGACGATGCAGAAATGGACATGCAAGCTGGTGAAGCAGATGTCATGGGCGACATCGAAGACACCATGGGCGACCTCGAGACTGCACTTGCAGATCTAAAGGCAGAGTTTGAACGCCTCGAAGGCGCAGAAGACGCTGAAAACGCTATGGACGATATGGGCAGCGAAGAAGCTGATGAAGAAGGCGAAGAAGAAGGCGAAGAAGAGATGGACGAAATGTTCACCGAAGAAGACTTCGACGATCTCGCTGAAGCAGTTGAGCTTGAAAAGGTTACGATACCTACCAAGGGTGAAGTTGGCGCTGGCAAGTTCAGCCCTAAGGATGCTGACACCAAGCAAGACAGTCCAGTTCCTCCAAGCCAGACAACACGCTTTGGTGCTGCTCCGATCAAGACCGGAACAGGTCCTAAGGCAGACGGTTATGCTCTGCAAGCAGCTCCAAAGAGCGACAAGCTCCCAATCCTCCCAAAGACCAATCAGCGTAAGACTGACACCGAAGGCATGGAAAACGAGCAGAGTGGCAAGTACGGTGCTAAGGAAGACAGCAAGAGCGCACTTGACACAACCGATAAGACTTTTGGCAAGGGCAACCAAACCAGCCCACTTACTCACGCTCCGCGCAAGTAATTGACACTGCTGATATGATATCAAAATACCGCAGGAATCTTTCCTGCGGTATTTTCTTACAAAAAATACCTATTTAGAACAGTTTAATAAATCTGTCACTAAATATCACACCAAAATACCAAAGGTAGTGTCATGAAAGAAAATATCCTAGTTGAACACCTCGCTTACGACACTGCGAAAGCCGAAGTCATTACTGAATCGGCTGGCGAGGGCCAACCAAAGAATGTCTACATGAAAGGCATTTTCATACAAGGTGGTTTGCGCAACCATAACGGTCGCGTATATCCCGTGAATGAGATACGTAAAGCGGTAGAGTCTCTGAACGAGTCAATCAGGCAGGATAGCGGAGTGCTTGGTGAGTGTGATCACCCACAGGAGCTCCAGATACATCTTGACCGCGTTAGCCACAAGATTACTGAAATGTGGATGGATGGAGCCAATGGATACGGCAAGCTACAAGTATTGCCAACTCCTTGCGGTGAGATCGTCCGCACACTACTGCAAAGCGGCATCAAGCTTGGTGTTAGCAGCCGCGGTTCAGGAAACGTAGACGATAACGGCGAAGTTAGCGACTTTGACATGCTCACAGTTGATATCGTCGCAAAGCCAAGTGCGCCTAATGCTTACCCCGTGCCTATGTACGAGGCAATCATGAATCGCAAACACGGATACCGAACTCACGAACTCGCTGAAGCAGTTCGCCATGATAAAGGTGCACAACAGCATCTTACCAAGGTACTGCTTAATTGGGTTGACGAGTTGAAACTGAGATAAGGAGTCGGTTGAATGACAACGAAACTAGAAGAGCTCCTTGAGAACGAAGTGCTTGGCCCTGAGGTCAAGTCTGCGCTCCAAGAAGCATTCCAAGCTAAGATCAAGCAAGCCGAGGCCCAACTGCAGGAAGATTATGCTGCACGCTATGCCAACGACAAGCAACAGCTTGTTGAGGCAATGGACAACATGATGAGCGACACAATACGTGCTGAATTAGAAGAGTTCGCAGAAGACCGCGCTGCTCTTATAGCACAGAAGAGCAAGCTCAGCCGTGAAACTCTAGCAGCTAAGCGTATCGCAGAAGCCAAGGTAGCTGAACATGTAAAACTGCTTAACGCATTTGTTGCAAAGCAGCTTAAGACAGAAGTGGCAGAGTTCGTCTCCGATAGGAAGACGCTAGAATCGCAGCGCAAGAAGATGGCAGCAGAAGTTGAAGCCATCCGCGAAAGCGCAAGGAAGTCAACGCAGGATCGCATCAGCAAGCTAGAAGGTTTCGTAGTCAAGAAGCTTTCAGAAGAGATTGCAGAATTCGAGACTGATAAGAAAGCTCTCATCGAGCAGCGCGCCAAGTTAGCTGCTGAGGGTAAACAGAAGATCAACGAAACCAAGGCAGCATTCCTCAGCAAGGCAACTTCAACTCTAGACAAGACGTTGAACGAAGTCATCCGCAAGGAACTGGTGCAGTGGAGGGACGACATCAAGGTTGCTCGCGAGAACAATTTTGGTCGTAGGATCTTCGAAGCCGTTGCAAGCGAATACATGGCTAGCTACCTGTCAGAAGGCAGCGAAGTCAAGAAGCTGCAGAGGCAGCTGGCAGAAAGCCAGTCACGCATTGACGAAGCAAAGAAGCAGATCACTGAGAAGCAAAAGCTTGTTGAATCTGCTGCTGCGCAGATCAAGGCTGCCCAAGATCGCACCACAAGGCTTGAGACCATGAGCGAGCTCCTGGCACCTCTAGCACGCGATAAGAAGGCAATCATGGAAGAAATGTTGCAGGACATTAAGACGACAAATCTTAAGGAAGCCTTCAACCGTTATCTCCCAACCGTGATGAACGGTGAAGCAACCAGTGCTGTCAGGAAGCAACTTTCTGAGAACGCTACAAATAAGTCCGTGGCATTCACGGGTGACAGGCCAAACAAGCTGTCAGAAGCGGTGAAAGAAGATAACCAAGACATTGGTCAAATTCTCTATCTCGCAGGCATTAACAAGTAAAAGGAAGCCAAAACTATGAGCAAGAATCTATTTGAAACTCATTGGTCGGCAACCAAGACCGCACTCTGCGAAGGTCTCTCAGGCAATCGCAAGAAGGTAATGGAAGTTGTCCTTGAGAACACCAAGAAGGACCTGCAGAGCAAGTCCGGAATACTTTTTGAAAGTGCAACACCAGGCAGCACGTCTGCAGGTAACGTTGCTACTCTCAACAAGGTGATCCTCCCAGTTATTCGTCGCGTTATGCCTACGGTTATCGCGAACGAAATCATTGGCGTGCAGCCTATGACTGGCCCAGTTGGTCAGATCCACACGTTGCGCGTTCGTTATGCTGACACGTTCGGTTCACCGACACCAGTTGCAGCTAACACAGAAGCACTTAGCCCATTCCAGATAGCTGCGTTCTACTCTGGTAACGGCAACAGCACTGCTCCAGCAGCTGCACCAGTAAGCGTCCTCGAAGGCGTGGCTGGTAAGCGCTTGAACATCCAGATCCTCAAGGAAGTTGTGGAAGCAAAGACCCGCAAGCTCAGCGCTCGTTGGACCTTTGAAGCTGCACAGGATGCACAGGCACAGCAGGGCATTGACATCGAAGCAGAAATTATGGCCGCTCTGGCTCAGGAAATTACCGCTGAAATCGACCAGGAGATCTTGACCTCCTTGCTCGCTCTCGCAGGTACTACACTGACCTACGATCAGGCTGCAGTTTCTGGTACAGCAACATTCGTTGGTGACGAACACGCAGCTCTTGCGATCCTCATCAACCGTGCTGCTAACTTGATCGCTGCACGTACACGTCGTGGCGCAGGTAACTGGGTTGTTGTGAGCCCAACCGCTCTCACCATCCTACAGTCTGCAACGACTTCTGCGTTTGCACGTACCACGGAAGGCACGTTTGAAGCTCCAACCAACACCAAGTTCGTTGGTACTTTGAACAACAGCATGCGCGTTTACGTAAACCAGTATGCAAGTGATGCTACCAACGTTCTCGTTGGTTATAAGGGTCCAGGCGAAATTGATGCAGCAGCTTATTACTGCCCATACGTTCCGCTAACGTCTTCAGGCGTTATCATTGATCCGAATACCTTCGAGCCAGTCGTCAGCTTCATGTCACGTTATGGCTACCTAGAGCTTACCAACACGGCAAGCAGCTTGGGTAACGCAGCTGACTACCTCGCTGGTATTTCGATCAACACAGCACACCTCAAGTTCCTCTAATAGATTTAGAGCTACGAGAAAGGAAAACCCGGGAGCAATCCCGGGTTTTCTGTTATTATGCGTCTCTATAAAAAACATGCTTATATATGGTATCGTGGTCATGCATCCAGTTATCTAATCTATCTAACCAATCTGGATCACATACACATTCGGAGTTGGTAAGCCATTTTAATCCAGTGAGTTTTGGGCCATGTTGCCATCCTAACTCTCTGGTCCTGCAGCACTTGTTGAATCCGCAACCAAATACCCATATGGTATCTATGTGTGGGTGTAGCTTGAGGTAGTATTCAAGCTGATACCACCAGTGCATGGCAATCTTGTATTTGCCTGGAAAATCTGCCAACAATAGATGCTTGTATGTTTCCTTTGGTGATACCCAAGGATGCCACGGGGTAAAACGCACAGCTGCTTGATGCTTCTTATGAGTCCATCTAACAGGTATTGGCATGTCATTGTTAAAGACGATGTCTCTGTTTGTATACCATTCTAGGTCATCGCGATTTTCAGCTTCTAATCCAACATCGTAAGTTGCTAGGACTACGGTATCAATTTCTTGGCGATTGCGTATGAAGTCTACGGTGTTTACTACCCAATCTGGAGTTTTCTTAGAAGGATCAGACCAAAAATCTATGCAAATAGCCATCTCGTTTTTAGTCATATCATGCCTTTACCATAACTATCAACCAAACAATATTAGAACCATAAATATACGTTGTCAAAAGGAGCATGGGTATGAGGTTTGATTGGCAGTTTGGTCCAGCCAATGTTTACAGCGATGAAAACTTTACTGATGCAATCAATCAAATACATTGGTGGTGCACGTTGTATGGCGATGACGGTAGCACCTATAAGATGAGTGACGCTGTTCAGTTAGGATCACCTAATATTGAAAATTTCGTGCCTTTTAAAAATGTCACACAAGACATGGTTATCAGTTGGGTGTACAACTCTATTGATCCAATAGCCATACAAAACGATTTGATTGCAGAATCCACGTCATCTTCGCAATCTGTAAAACAATTCAATTATTGAGGTCCTGATGCGCTGGCGAGAAATTGTAACCGAAGGTGGCAATGCTATACCAAACGCATCTGCTGTTCCTCTTGATAAGGTATCTAAAGTTGTTGATGATGCCATACAACTTTTACCCCCAGTGCTGCGTGTAAATCTAGCTAAAGACATAGGATCAGCTGGTTTTAAGAAAGTACCTCCGGGCGATATTGATCTCATGATAGAAGCCAGCGATTTGGTCAAGCACTTCAAGACCGTAAGCCAGAAAGATCCAGTGAAGTCTGCTAAGAAGGCATTGGAAGAATACCTGCAGCAAAAAGGCTATGATGCCAAGATGAGCGGTCGCAATGTGCATGTTGGTATACCATTTGATGGCGGTACTGCGCAAGTAGATTACATGGTCATAGATGACGTTGGTGCAGTAGCTCCTTATCATCAACATGGCCCTCGTGGTATGTATGATGATCCAGAATTCAAAGGCAGCGATATTTTCATATTGATGAACAGCATAGGTAAAGCACTGGGTCTCAAGTTTGATGCGTTTACTGGCAAGCTGATGACCAGAGAAGGTAACACTGAAGTAGCCAGAGATCGAGATACAGTGGCCAAGGTGTTGCTCAATCCAGATGCTACTGCAGACGATCTCAATTCAGTAAAAAGCATATTACGAGCACTAAAGGACGACCCAGAACGAGATGCCAAGCTTGCTCAGGCCAGAGAATCTGCTGCGAAAGGTATCATAAATTTGCCAGGTGACGCAGCATGAGAGCCAAAGAATTTCTTAGAGAATTTGAAGTAGCTGACGAAGATCTCGAGTGGTTGGCTGCTCATTCAACTTCTCGTCTCAAACATGCTATAACTCGTGCGTTTAAGACTCAACACGACGCTGAAAAATCTCATAAAGCAGCGGCAGCTGCTAAGCGCGATGTTGAACATGCTGAAAAACCACCAGAGCTTAGGAAGAAGAAAGATCCTCGTTTAGCACAGCCAATTGATGAGGAATACGATTATGATGACGCAAAGTTCTTTTCTCAGCTGAAACAGATGCAGAGCGATGATCGTGCTGCCTTTGATAAGGTGATGGCTAAGGTTTGGTCGCATGCTATCAGTGAGCGTACCAATAAGCTATTTGATGAAAAAGATTTGCCCAGCGAAGCTAATCAGCATTTTGATAACATCATCATTGACGCACACGGCAGCTTTGTAGATAAACTTAAATTCCTTGATAAGTTAGTCAAACATGGGATATTAAGCGCCTCTAGTATTTTCAAAGGTGGATTGGGTAATTTTAACAACATCCTAGAATATGATGATCCCATATATCAAGACATTAAAAACCCCATTATGAATTGGGCGCCTAAGATAGGGAGCAATCCTGCTGGTAAAGGAGAAATGTTTGTAATACTGTTTACAAACGGAGCCAAGAAGGCTGCTGTAGGGGATGTCCAAGTAGGCGATATCACAGCTGAAGTAAAATCATACGATGCTAGATTGGTGGGCCACAAGGGATACGGCAGCACCATAGGTACCTTCAAAGAATATCTCATCAAGCTACAGGCATTAGTTCCTGATCGCGAATTATCAGACGATCCTAATTACTATAATTGGAATTATAAGGGACTAACCGAACTCAGCCGTATCTTCCAAGAAGCAGTGAAGAGCGGTCATGGTAACAAGATAAAACCATTGTTAGATTGGACTCTGCATAGCCTTTACGTAAGCAGCACACCTGAGCAACGCGATAGGATAGTTGATGTTATATCCAGTGACGGTTCTTTTGATGTAAATGAATTCATACGCCAGTGGATGCTTTTCCAATTTGATTATTACAAGATGATTGAGCACTTCACTGGCATATTGTTCGTGAATCCAACAACATTGGATTACCTATATGTCTCTGACACAGATGAATTTGATTCTAATTATGATAAGTTCTATATCAAACCAAGCTTCAGTTGGAAAGACAAGCAGAGCATAGTGATCAAGATTTCTCTTTTATAACTTGCTCGATATCATCCACTGTGCTACGGATGGTATGGTTATCTAAAACATGTTGCTTCGCAGCCGATATATCATAAGCACTTGCGTCAAAGTTCTTTAGCAAGTTGATCAGCTGGCCATCTGTTTGGTATGTCTTTCCAAACTTGTTCAACATAGCAGCACCTGCTATCTGCCGAGATATCCACGGTGTCTCGTTAAGCATGCTTTCCAGTATGACCAACCCAAACCCTTCTTGATTGCTGTGCATGAGATAGCAGTCTGCTTCTGATATAGCACTGAGAACATCTGCTTTGTCATCTATCAATAAAGGGATAATGTTATCGCTAGCAGCAGGCATGAGATCCATACGATTGTCATAACCACATGTTACTAGCACAGCATCTTCTAGCTCTGCTTGCTTGAATACTTCTGCTAGTTCGCGCATCTTCTTGTTGGGCCAATATCCGCCGCAGCTGAGAAACATGCGTTTATCAATACCATATTTGGTTTTGAATCCTGGTTTGCCCAAGCTTTCGTTTAGTTTGATACCATGGCGCACACGTTTGGCTTTATCGTTCTGTCCGTGCTTGCGTATGTGATTGATGTCGTCTGGTGTGCTCCAGCCTAGATACGCACACTCTTTGAGTGCTGTTACGCATACATCGCTGTTGCTAGGCAATATCAGCATGTACAATATGGGACTTGGTATCCGTGAGGCGTTGCTTAACACAAAGTTTTGTAGACCTACATCTCCCCCGTGTACCACTATGAGATCCCAGGGCCAACCTAATATTTGAGGATCACTAGTAACTTTTACACCGTTGTAATCGCCTTGGTGTTCGCCAGCAAATACTGCTACCTCGTGCCCTCTGCGCAAAGCTTCTTCGGCCATGGCAGCTGTATAGTATTCACTTCCGCCTGGATACGGGGCATACCTATGAACGACAAATAATAGTTTAGACATCAATCTTTTCCTTACATTTGTCAAAATGCCACCGAGATGCATTTGCAGGATCTACATCTCTATTACAATGCGGGCATAATACTCTTGGTCTAGTAATGCCCCACATGCCATTCTTTGGACCAGGACGACCGCATGTTTCGCGTAATTTTTGTCTAGTTTCTTCTGTAATTTTTTTGCCTTTGTGTGCTGCCCCAACTTTAAGTCTCGTTTCTAAAGTATGTGTGTGCCCAGAAAAACCAGATGGACCATTTGCATGTTGTTGTTTTGCTCTTGTACTAGCAAGTGCTTTATATTCTTCCGTGCTTTTTGCAGCAATATTACTTTCGCGCAATTTACGTTTGTGTTCTTCTGATTTTGGTTTTTTCTGTATTAGTTTGGTGGCTTCGGCTACGGTAATCTGTCCAGATAACATTCTGTAGGCTATATGATCTTCAACCTTTCCGTGTTCTTCCCACAGTTTTTTGTGAGCTAGAGCATGCTCTTCTATGGTTAACTTTATCAAATTTGACGGATCGTCTGTGCCGCCCATGTGTTTTGGTATTATATGGTGCATGTGATAAACGGTCATGATGTATTTACTTGTATACCTCTATCTTCTGCAGTGCAGTATGTAACCAAGGCTCGGGTTGTAAATTGGCAACATCGCCTTCAAACTTGTCTCTAGGCCAGCTCCAGTTAGTGTTCATGGCTAGATAATGCGCATAATAAAGGTCAGCACTCTGACCAGCTGGTCCAGATATTTGATGAACTCGCCATTGATACTGCATGCATTTTTGCGGAACTAACATCCATTTGTTGCCTATGCCGCGCTTGTTATTATCATCTATGCAGCAGTAGTCTCTAAACCTGCGAGATTCAAATGGAAGCTCATATGCGCCCTTGTTGTTGGGCACATCATGCGGTTCAATCCATTTGCCTAGATAGTACAAACAATGCTGCGGGCCTTGATCAAGCTGCGTTCGTATCTGTTCCAAACTAGGACCTTTGGTCACTATTAGCTCATCTATGTCATTGTTGAGAACCATGCTGGTATTGCTGAGATAGCGATACTTCGCATGCTCCAACATGCAATACTGACCATAATCACTGTCCCACGGCGCATAATCGCTTCCTTGCGGACCATATGGATAAGGCCATGGTACTATCTTGAGCTTGAGATAATCTCTGCTGAGACGGTGATCCATCTCACCAACTGTGTATTTGGTACTGCTGTTATCGTAGATTAGAAATCCGTCTATGCCGTGTACACGATAGTGATAATCCATCCATTGTTCAATCCATTCTATTGGATTATCCTTCTGAAGAGTGACCATGACCTTGTGACTGTTAAAGTATCCATCGTTATGGTTTACTTCAATTGGTAAAGGATTTGTATCTTTGCTCAACAGCACGATATGGCTATCTAACTTGCGAGTTTGTATCACTGTATAGCTCACGCGATCTAGATCGTAGAATTGGTAATTTAGGAGGTTGTTATCGCTATCGCCAAACCCAGCATGATCTTTGAACCAATTCTTAGCATCATAGATAGGAGGACCTATCAGTATGGTCTGATGCTCATTGAGCTGCACACAATCATACCACAAGTTATCCCAATCAAAGTTGTCATTAAACTTCATACCGCCGCAATAATCTATGCGCTGTTCTGGTAGACGAGCAGGCTCTCGCTTGATAGGCCAAGTATTTGGAAACTTTACAGTGGTAACTGGATCTATCATACTAAGCGCCTCAGATCTTCTATGTGTTGGTGATACCGCAGTTCATTAGTGATGTCATGATAGACTGGATTATTGCCAACTGTAAACTTTTCCATGTTGCGGTGATTGAAAAGCTCATTGCCATTTCTGTCACGTTGTACCATCACAGTGCCACCGCCCCACTTCTTGTACTGATTGGCATTACCCTTGTGGAAAGGTCCAAACGGTATAAAGCCATACGGAACTTTTGGATCCGCTTGATAATTGATGTAGCTTGGTCTCCTGCCATTGCGCAGATCGAGATGTTGCCAGGCCATGCGGAAAGTTTCAGCGTCTCCCCCAAAATGATAATAGACTTCGCAGTTGTCTGCATAATGTTTCACCAAGTTCATCTCGGCCCAGGATTGTGCTTTATTGAATAAAAGCTGTCCTGTCTCAAATGGCTCGCCGTCGTTGGGATTCACGTTGAATATGCGCCACATTGGTGCTTCGTCGTGATAGCGATTGGCACGATCGGTGCTGAATACATCTCGCCAGAATAAGCTGCCTTTGTCTTGATATTCTTGATCATCAAACAGGAATTCGGGATTTCTTATGGG